CACGGAGAGATACGCGGACAGCGGAGCTAAGACTCGCGGCCCACTCGGAACGCTCCAGCAGCAAAGCCTCGAACTCGATGTCGGTCAGGCCGGTGGGGTCAAAGACCTCGTCGTAGATGTCACGGGAAGCCTCGGACTCTGCCGACCGCCCCTTGCTCGATATTTCGCGCCATTTTGCGATCTGAGCCTTCTCGTATTGACCGAACCAGCGAACAAGCGCCGCCTGCATGGCGTCGGCCTCGACGGAGATCACGCGGGAGAATGCTCGGGTGACGGATGCCGCCGTTTGGTTCTCCTTGTCCGGCTCGTCCTTCGGAAGGGCGGGTGGTCTCCCCGTGGGGACACGCTCGTTGGAGCCCTCGACCACGGCGGCCAGGATTGCCTTCGCTCGGCCTAGGTCCAGCGGGAACGAGGCCACGATGATCTGCTCGGCGGCTGACTTCGGCAACTCGCCAAAGCCCACGGCCAGGACGAGCTCCTTGAGCTGGGCCACCTGGGCGCCGTTCAGCGAGTCGGTGGACAACGCGGACGATTGGTCCGGCTCTTCGTCCCGCAGTTCGGTCAACTGTGCGCCGATGTACTTCCTGTCTCCCTGCTCGAAGGGGTCCACCTTGAGGCCCAGGCGCTCCAGCATCTCGTTGGCCGACACCCCGGAACCCGTGCGAGCGATGTCGGTCGCCAGCTTCAGCTTCTCGGAGATGTCATCACGCAGGGCCTCGATGCCAGACGAGTCAAACGAGGGGACGAGTTCCGACGCCCCAGGCATAAGGCCCTCAAGCCTCGGGAGAAGGCGCCCACGGATCACATCCGCAGTTAGGTCTGCCAGGGCCAGGATGCCGTTCGGACCCGTCCACATCTCGCGGTGGGCCGTCTCGATGTTGTTGTATGTGGCGGAGTCGTAGACACCCACCACGGGGGGCGGGACTCCAATCGCTGCGAGGATTGAATCACGCAACCATTCGCTCAGGTCGCGGTATGCCATATCGCTCGGCTTGGTCGCATTCGGGAAGAACTTTGCCCCTCGGTCGAGAACCTTGATACGTCGGGCATTATCACTGTTGCCCCATTCGTCCTCGGCAGCGGCCTGTCTGCGCTCCAGCTCGTCAACATGGAGCTTCTCCTCGAAGATCAGGAAGCCCCCAGGATCGCCGTTGTTACGCACCGCACCGTCCATATACCGAAATGCCTGGAAGTACAGGTCCACCTCGCGCATGACGCCACGGACGTCTCCCAGACCCCTTACAAGGTTGTATGGGTCGTAGTCCTTGAACTGGATGACGGCGGCCCTCGGCCAGATCAGGGATTCGCCCCCATTCTTGACCGCGTAGCGGTAGGACACGGGCCAGCCACTCGGGCCTGTCTTATGCTCGACGAGCTCGCCGCGCACGGGGATGAACTGAGCAGGCATCTCAAGGATGCGGTCGGTGGTCTCATCAACACGGACGGGCGACCCGTCGGCGTTCGCCAGGAACCAGAAGCTCTCGCCGTCCAGCTTGAAATTGGTGGCGTGGGCTTGCCACATCTCACGCCCGGTCATGTGCATGTTCGGATGCGACAGCAGACGGAGGACCGGGTGGTTCTCGATCTCGCGGCTCGTCGATAGCGTCGGGGCGCCGTCAAAGAAGCGAAGGGGCATCCGCTGGAATCCAGAGGCGATAGCCTTGACACCCGCTCGGACCCAGACATTCTCTTCGTAGGGCCGCTCGGAGTTCTCCCGCTGATCCAGGGAGGTGCTGAGGCTCATCACCTTGGGAGGGCTGAAACCCTCGCTGCGGATGGAGACGCCGGGGTAGGTGCCACCGCTCGAGGTGCCGTCGGCATTGAAGAACCGCCCGCCGCCGCTGAACATCTGCGGGTCGGGGAGGGTTAGCCCATCGGTCCCGGCGACAGAACGGACACGCATACCCACCCCACTAGCCAGGGACTTGGCGCGGGTCGGTCGGTTCCAGGTCGAGTCTTGACGGGCCTTTGTCAATCTGGGGACAGTCTAGGTGCGATCCCTGCGGTTGGAAGGGCCACAACTTGCGATGGAAGCGCCCCGAGAGGCGGGCAGATCAGAACCAGGCCGAGGCAAGCCCCCGGTAGTGGATCACAAACTCGTTGTCGCCGCCAGTTCGTGGGAGGACCGGGGCAGTGCCGTCCAGGTTGTACAGGTCGCCACCCGTGGCCCTGAGGGTGATCGACCGCAGGGCAAGCCCCTCATCGGCGTTGCGCTCGACACTCGCCACGGTGAGGGCGGGCCAGGTGAAGCGGAACGAGTCGTAGTCTCCTGATCCTACCAGCCACTCAAGGCGCAGGTCCGTTCCTGCGGTCAGCGATCCAAGCCACGGGATGTCGGCCTCCAAGTTCGCCTCAAGCACGAGCGTCAGCTCAGGCGCTCGGCTGGTGAGCCACATCTCCAGAACCCCCTCGGGCTCGCTGGCACATCGACGCGGGGACACGGTGTTGCCCATGTCGAAGTCCAGGGACTTCACGCAGAGGGACACGAGAGCCTCACTAGCGTGGGCCGCGCCCACACGCGCAACCTTGACGGTCGATCCCGCAAACCTCACAGGCTCGCGCTCGTTGTACGGTATGCCTATCGGTGCAGGCCAAGAGCCGATCCCGCCGTTCGCTGACGCGGGCGCATCGTCCAGAAGGCCACGGCCCGACCATTTGAGCATCACCGACCTGTTGACCTCGGCAGAGATCGAGAAGTTTCCACGCATCGCCTTGCCTGTCACGATGTTGCCGCCCAGGAAGAACGAGCCCGCAAGGGTGTCGCTCTCAGAGTAGTACATCGGTGACACGGGCATGTACTGCGTGGGAACCGTGGACCCGCTAGGCTCGACTGCGCGGCCCGTGTCCACCCATGTCTCGGTGGTCTTCGACCAGTACCAGACCTGATCGTCGTACTCTGCATTGCCGCGCACCAAGCGGAACAGCAGCGCGTTGGCACTCGAACCAGTTGGAGGCACGGGCTCAACGAACACGCCACGGCAATGGTTCGCTCCAGTCGATGGATCCCTGAACTCCACCAGGTCGCCCACGGCCATCGCGCCGAAGTCGGCGGGTGCGCCACCGCCAACGACCACATGGCTCTTCTGGATTGGCAGCGAAACGGGGAAGTACGCGAAGCCATAACCACGGGAGCCAGTGGTCTGGATCTGGAACTGGGCACCCGTTGACGCTCCGACCAGGTTCGTCGTGCTGGGCAAGTTGGCGATCTCCCTGGTGGTGTAGACGTACTCGTCGCCATCGAAGGCAGTGCCCATGACGCGGTGACGGTAAGACCCAGACACGATCAGCTCATCGTGGCGCAGCACACCTCCCGCCGCTCCCGCCGCGTCGAGGATCCCCGCAGCCGTGACCTTGTGCTGGAAGATCGGCTCTTCGTGGAAGCCGCTGCCGCGCAGCAATGTGGTCCACTTCGGCGGGTATGCGACCTGGGCCGCGCTCGGGCCGACTAGTTCGGTCACCACATCGACCACCACTCCGCGAAGCTCCACGGTCCCCCTGGCCGGGGTGAGGGACTCCCGAAGCCGCTCGCTGTCGAAGTATGTCACTGTCGGCGTGAGCGACGCCTCGACCAGCACCATCTCCGCATACGCCGGGTTCGTCAGGAAGCCGTCCCTGACCACGCCAGGGGCGAACTCCTCCATCAGAATCAGTTGGCGGTTTCTTGATAGCGCAGGCATCGGTTCTCAGGCTACACGGCTCAGGGGGACTTTTCTACCGCTGGTGTTGACTGCGGGCACCCAGGCGGTAAGACTGGAGGCAATGGAATGGACCCAGAAGCGGGGTCGGCGGGGCCGATCCAATGACCGACAACGCCGGGAACACATCGTCAAGGTTCGCCTGAGCCTCGATGACATCGAACGGCTCGGACGGGGCATCGGTAGCGCACCACTGTCTTCGTTCATCCGAGATGCTGGCCTCAAGGCAGCCGATCAGCGGTCAATCCCGACCAAGACCGACAAGCCGTAGAGCCCGATGGTCGTTGCGTCGGCACCAGCCGGTGCGACCCGCGTGATCTGGAGGCCCAGGGACTTGACCGTTGTGGCGGTGATGTGCGCGTTGGGGATCGTTAGCGTGTACCGAAACGCCTTGCCAGCCGTGGTCGGCACCGCCAGGTCGGCGCCGTTGACCGTGGCCGTAGCGACTGCCAGGTCCGTATTGGCCGCAGGATCGGATGCCACCAAGGCCACATCGAATCCAACGAACTTCGCGGCCTCGGCTGCTGTGGTCACCAGATCGAGCTGAAGAACCGGGTCCACATTCCGAGCGACGCGGTCATCGATGACCCACACCGGCAGGATGACATCCGTGGCCGTGAAGTTCAGAGTCTTCACGAGTCCCTGCTGGCTCGCAGCCGGGGGGTTAGTTGCGTCGAGCGTGTCCCTGAACTCGATGGGCACCACGCGGGTGGCTGTGCCATTGAGGACGGCACGGGTGGCGCTCAGGGTATCGGTTCCTGCGATAACGGTATATGTCATGCCCCTAGTCCTACCAGCCGGGGAGGGGCGAGTCAAGACCCAACGAGCGGAGGGACTGGCACC